AGCGTTCCTTACACCTTTCCCCGGTGTTAAATTTCAGAAAGCATTACAGCTTCTTGATGTAGATGTTATTCCACAAGACTTGGGTTGTGCATTCACCCCAACTGGTAGCACTACATTCACGCAGCGTGTAATGTCTGTATCTGATGTTAACTTCCACATCGAATGGTGTCCAAAGGATCTTGAAACAAAGTGGACGCAAGTTCTCCTTTCTCCAGGTCAGAAGTATTCTGATGCTGACGTTCCTGCTGCTATCATTGATGAGTTGATGATGCAGGTTAACCGTCGCTTGGAAGTAGCTGATTGGAATGGTAACACTTCAAGCGGTAACGCATACATCAACAACTACGATGGTCTTATTAAGTTAATCGAAGCTGATGGTACTTATGCTTCACCAACTGGTTCAGGTTCTACTGCGTTTAATGAAACCAACGCTCGTACAATCATGAAGAACAGCTTGGTTGCTATCCCTGCTGCTTTGAAGGGCGACCCATCATTCCAATTCTATTGCGGATATGACTTCTTCCAAATCTATAAAAACAAGATAGCTGCTGACAATTTGTTCAATCCTCCTGCTGAAGGTAACGAGTGGGTAATCAACATTGAGAACTCTCCTGTAACTATGAAGGCGGTTCACGGTCTTGACGGTACAGATAAGATCTTCGGATTCCGTTCTTCTAACGTATTCTTGGGAATGGATGAAATCGCTGATCTTGGAAACATCGAGTTGTGGTATTCGCAGGATGATCGTAAAGTGAAGTTTGCACTTGACATGAAGCGCGGTGTGCAGTTCGCTTACGGTTCTGAAATCGTTAGATTCTCTGCGGCATAATAACAATAAGGGGGGAGGGCAATACCTCCCCTTAATTAAAAGGAGGAAAATATATGGCTTGTGCATTGACATCAGATATTAGTTTAGGCTGCCGAGATTCAAAGGGCGGTATCAAAACTATTTATGTAACCGAGTTGGCGAATAAGTCCACGCTTTCGGCTAACGCCTCCGGTGTTATTACTACGTTCACCCTTGCTACCAGCACCGAGTTCTTTACTTACAACTTAGAAAAAGAGCACGCATCACTTACCGAAACAACTGCATACGCACCTGAAAATGGTACTGTATTCAGCGAGCAGACATTGACTTTCACCCTTCACAAACTTCAAACTACACTTAGACAAGAGTTGAGTTTGTTGATTCAAAACAGGGTTATGGTGATTGTTCTTGATCGTAACGGTAAGTATTGGTTGTTGGGTAAGAACAACGGAATGGACGTAACCAACATAGAGAGTTTGACTGGTCAGGCTTTCGGGGATAACAACGGATATAACTTGACTTTGGTAGGACGTGAGGAAGATATGATACAAGAGGTTGATGCTTCTTTGATCGCTACGCTTACTGCTCCTGCATCCTAAAGTATGCGCTTACCCATAGCGAAAGAATATGGGCTTTGTAAAGAGGGGCAGGGATGCCCCTTTTTCTATTCTCAACAAATCGGCAAATCTTATACTTATATATGATGATACGAAAAGAACTAATAGGAACAAGTATCTACGTCAAGAAATTAGACCGTGAGGTTTTGATTTCGGAGGACAATGTAGAATTGTTAGCGGCATTAAAAATAGATTGCTTTGGTAAAGATAGCACAAGGACAAGCGAATACGGTAGTCGTAACCGCAAGCGAAAGAAAAACGATTAGTAGTCCGTACTGGCTATTGGCGTTTACTTCGGAGGTTACTAACGAAACGAATACTTGTATCTGCGCGAATACTTCAGGGTATATTGATAGGTACGATAAGTTCACCGTAACAGAATCGGGAACAGAGGACAGAGTAAACGGCACGTTAAGTTTGAAGCCTGAAGGGATATGGACATTGAAGGTTTATGAGCAATCAAGTAGTTCAAATCTTGATCCGGCAAATGCCACGCTATGCCACACCGAAAAGGTCAAAGTGATAGGCAAGACACAACAGTACACAAGTGATGATACATACACAACCGGAAGCATTAGAGTGAAAGTGTGGAACGGTTCAACAGTAGAAGGATGATAAAGATTAGCGATAACCAGTTTTTACTTAACTTTTCGGCATACACCGAAACCCCACAATTCATTCCTAACAAGAGAAAGGAATATGTGGAGTATGGCCCAAAGAATGACTACCCACAATACTTGGACAAGTTATTTTACGAATCAGCAAATCACGGATCTGTAGTTCGGTCAAAGGTAGATTTTATTTGCGGTCAAGGGTGGAAGGTCAACACACAGATAACCACTACCGAACAGCAAGTATTACTTCAAAAAAGAATCGGTAAGGTCAATTCGTTTTACGAATCGTTAGACGACCTGACTAAGTATCTGGTAAACGACTGGAAAAGATACGGATGGTTCGCTATTCAGATTATTGAAACTTTGTCTGGCGAGAAATACTTGTATCACATTCCGGTATGGAAACTAAGGTACCACAAGGACGGTCAAAGCATTGCATACTGTGATGACTGGTCCGTAAGAAAACCAGAGGAACACGAATCATTCCAGTTATTCCCTTTTTATTCCAAGCACAAAAAACAGGAAAATAGTATCTATATCCACAAGGATATGTGCGAAGGAAATTTTTACCCATATCCCGAATACCAAGCTGCGATCAACTGGATTGATGCGGACAGAAACATCGGACGGTTTACAAGTAACTCGATTGAGAACGGTTTTCACGGTGGGTACTTGATCAATTTTGTTAATGGTGTTCCATCGGTGGATGAGATGGAGGATATTGAACTAAGAGTAAAAGAAAAACTAAGCGGACCGGATGGGGAAAGGATAATGATAAACTTTTCCGATGGTTCAGATAGAAAAGCCGAAGTAGTACCATTGACACCACCGGATTTACATTCTGTTTTTATAGCATTAAGAGATACCGTACAAAGCCAAATCTTTACAGCGCATAGGGTTGATCCTGTATTGATGGGGGTAAAGACCGAAGGGCAATTAGGTGGCAGAACAGAGGTAATAGAAAAGACCGAATGGTTAACGAACACTTACGTTAGACCAAATCAGAAGGTTTTAGAAGATGTGTTTAATTTCCTTTACGGCACGGATGCGTTAAAAATTGAATTGCTTAAACCTATTGGCCGCGAAATGTCGGAGGGGTTAATGGAAAAATATCTAACACCGGATGAGGTTAGAGCATTTTATGGGTATGAGCCAACGGCACAAAAAGAGGCAATGGCTGCTTGTTGTTTCAACGAAACATTTAGCATCCCCGAAGATATGGGATTGCCTGTTGAGATGGTGGAGGTTTTGTTTGCGGAGGAAGTAAAGATTATTGATGAAGAAGGACAGTTCAGGGCGGACATCAACGAAGATAGGGTACGTCAAAACTTTGCAGAGTTCACCGATCTTCAGAAGTCCATTTTAGCAATCTATAAAGACAATCCCGACATTCTTTTGGGTGAGGTAGCGGATGCGTTGAACAAGGAGTTAAAAGTGGTTGAGAACGCCGTTAAACAGATGCAGGAACGTGGGGCGGTAGAAATCACCGAAGATGGTCGTGTAAAGATCAAAAGGGAAAAGACTATCGAAAGGGAACTGGAGGAAGAAATTACGGTAATGTATCGGTACGTTAAAAGGTCAGATGCCCCACCGTTAAAAGGAGAATCAAGGGATTTTTGTAAGACTATGGAAACCTTTACAAAATCAAGACTTTTGACAAGGGATGAAATTGATAGGTTAAACAACCAAACAAACGATCCGAAAGTTAGGGATGTATGGACGCATAGAGGGGGATGGTACACCAACCCAACCACGAAAAGAAGCGTACCGTTTTGCAGACACATTTGGGAATCAGTAGTTGTAAGAGTAAAGAAATGAGCAGAATACTATTTATAGATGAAACCTATTTGAAGGAAACTTCGGTAATAGACGACAACGTGGATATGAAGGTGGTAAACCCGACTATTGACGAGTGCCAAGATTATTACATTCATCCTGTTTTGGGTACTGATTTATTTGAGGACATTAAAACTTCAATAGATAACAATTCGGTCTCTGCTGCTTACCAGACTTTGCTTAACAATTACATACGTCCGGCTTTGTCAAAGTGGGTTCAATATGAGTTAATGATAAATAACCGGATCAAGGTAAGGAACAACGTAACCGGAATACCTACGGCGGATAATATGCAGATCCCTGACATTTCGGAGATGAAGTTTTACATGGATCGAATAAAGTCAAAGGCCGAATGGTACAGCCAACGGATTACTAACTTTCTATGTGAATATGAAACGGACTATCCTAAATATACAAGCAACTCTGACGGTGATGATATTTACCCAAGCATGACAAGCTACCAAACAGGGATGGTTTTACCTAATTATAGACCAATACCTAAAGGATTAAAAGTAGACTATGGCGATAAAAAAGGATGGCGAAACCTCAACTCGTAAGCGAGTATTTAAGAAGGGCATTGATAAGAAAATACAGAAGTTTTTGAATGAGAACGTACAACCAAATAATAACGGTACTAAACGACTTCGCAACTAACCACTTACAGATTAGTTCGTTTTATCGTGGTAACGTCAATGAGATAGGTTTTAACAACGAAACGTACAAGTCATTTAACTACCCGATCATGTGGGTTCAGGATGGCACGGAAACGATCTCTGACAAAGATGCGGTCATTAGTTTTGAGATTCTTTTATTAGACATAGAATATCCCGACCACAAAACACAGCAGGAGATTCTATCGGACATGAGAGAGGTGGCGTTAGACCTTGCTTCATATTTGTACGACATCAACAAAACTGCGGACTTTGAATTTACGATTGACAGAAATATCAGCTTACAACCTTTCAAGGAAACTTACGAAGATAATCTAACCGGATGGTTAATAACTGTACCTATTCGGCAGACGTTTGTTTATGATCGCTGCCAGATACCATTGAGCGGTGCAACTGGAACTGGAGAAAGTTACGTTACCATTTATGATACGGATGGGGTTACTGTTTTAACTACTGTTCCTTGTGGTGGCAGATATACGGTAACAGGCGGAGGTGGCCCATGTTTGGATGCAACGGCGGTATTGAAAAATACTGATGATACTGTTTTGTCAAGCACGGACATTCCAAGCGGCACAAGTGCGGATATTCAAGCACCGGATGCTTCGTGGACATTAGAGAACACAGTAAGAACTCAAATAGATACAGGAACTATTCCAAGCGGCAATAGTGATGTAATTGTTGCACCAGACGAAACTATCAACGTAGTAGATCAAAACGATGTATTGCAGCAGACATTAACCTTTCCTGTTTATGAAAACCAACAAATAGACATAAGTACTTATTGTGATGATGCTACTGCTGTACTAAAAAACACAGCAGGCACTACACTAAGTACGACGAATATACCGAGTGGCACAAGCGATGACATCATTGCGCCAGATGCAACGTGGGAACTTCAAAATACTGACGGCACACAACTTTTAACTGGTGGCATCGCAAGCGGTAGCAATGACACCATTATTGCACCAGATTCGACATTCAGCATCAACGGCACACAAGTAGCTACAATACCAAGCGGAGATAGTGATTCGATTGAGGTTAGAAAACAAAATACAAGCGATCAAATCGGCAGCTTGCAAGGTCAGTTTTGGAGGGTTAACGATAGTGTGATTACCTTAAAAGATACTGCAAATAATACGCTATCAACTACGAATGTTCCTGCTACTGAAGCGCAAGATATTACTGCCCCCGATGGAACGGTAAACGTAAACAAATCAGATACTACACTTATTTCATCTGTTACTGTTTTAAGTGGCGGAACAAATTCGTACAACGTAGCTGACAGCACAGGCGTATTGAAAG